GCGCAACTTCGCGTGGCTGCATGTGGAGCCACGGCCAGTTCCAGAGCTGGCATGGGGCGGGGAGCTTGTAGAGCGCGCTGTACCTTTCGGGACCCCGCCGCGCTGGTCTTGAGTTGTATAAAGAGCGTTCCGGGATCACCCGAGGCCTCTTGAGGCCCTGAAGCGTGTTTCGCTTCGATGTGGCGAATATTGCCGCCGGAATTTATTGCCGTCAATGCCTGCGGCAATAATTTTTCTTTCGGGCACGCAAATGCCGCCAGGCGGTCGCCGGCAAAATCATCTGGAAGGGGAAACAAAAAGCCCCGCTAGGTGCGGGGCTTGAGAGTGCTGCTTACCGGCTACAGATCGCCGTCGTAGCTGTGCGCGACGTACCGGCCGATCACGGATATGTGCTCCAGCTGGTCGGGGCTAAGACTCTCTTCCGGGTACTTCGACGAGTTGTCGGAGCGAATAAGCAGGCCGCCGTCGAATCGTTTATATAGCCGCTTGATTCGGAGCTGGTCGCCGTAGCGGATGCCATAAATCTTGCCGTCTACGATATCCCGCGCATCAAGGTTGAGCGTGACCTTTGCGCCTGGTGGCAGGCTGGGCCACATAGAGTCGCCTGTTACAAGGAAATCATAGAGCCTGTGCGGATTCAGGCGCTTGCGCCGCACCCAATCCATTCTATAAGCGTTGCCCTGGTCGCGATGTACTTCTTCCAACACCATCTCCCCGCTGCCGGCGCTAAACCGGACTTCGACCCGAGGAACGATGATGAACTGATCATCCGGCAAATCCTCAGGCGCTTCCCAAGCTAATACGTTCGACACCTGGAACGGCTCTTCGGCCATCTCATGTCGGGGTTCGCTATCCGTTGCTTCGCCTGCGGTTGACTCCGCGAGCTTTGCTATTTCGCCCGCCAGTCGCGGACTGAACGCCTCTATAGGGATGCCATAGATGCGCGCTACCCCGGCAGCAAATGCCATGTTCAAAGCTATTCGGCCGTTGAGGTAGTTGCTGAAGGTTCCCTGGCTTATCTCCAGACGAGCGGCCGCTTGCTCCTGAGTTATTCGCTCGGATCTCGGCTTGCCGGCGTTGTACGCCTCGATTGCCGCTTTAGCTGCGGCGCACTCGGCCAGCTCCCACGGTTCTAGGTCGCGTTTTTTGGTGGCGTCTTTCATTCCTAGCACTTTATTCCCGCCGTGCATAAATTACTAATTCCGCAGGCATTGACACTTTAATTTCCGGCGGCAATAATCGGCACCAAGACTCACGAAGGATTGGTTCCATGCAAAGCATTCCTCTCACCAAATTTGCCGATGAGCTTGGACAGGCCAAGGCAGCACAAGCGCTTGGCGTCACCCAAGGCTCGCTCAGCAAAGCGTTGAGGGTTGGCCGTCATGTGTTCGTTATCCGTCACGAGAGTGGCACCTATGAGGCTATGGAGCTGCGGGCCTTCCCGGCCCAGGGGCGCGCCAAGCAAGGCGCAAGTATCGACCAGTGGCTAGAGGCGCTCTGTCCTCGGACGCACGAAGCCGCATAACCCTATTCAGTAGCGATAAGGAGAGTCACCACATGTACGCAAATTCAGAAGACAAGCGAAGCATTCCACGCAAGGTCCGGTTTAGCCCGGCAATCGACCGAATCCTCCAGAAAGCCTCTCACCGCGCAGGCATGCAACACGCGACGTTCCTTTACGAACTGATCGAGTTCGGCATCGAGAACGGCGCTCTTGATGAACTGATTCGTGAGCACCAGCGGAAGACTACAGCGGCCTAGAGGCCCTTTGGAGGGTCAAGTGCCTGAATCTGCCAATGGCGAGAATCAGCGTCTCGCGCACCAACAAGAACTGCTTGAAGCAGTCGCGAAAAGCCTTGGGAAAACGTTGGACGAGGTTTACGAGGAATTAGTTGTTTCCTCGATCTCGATGGGAGGGCTGACCGTAGTCAGTAGGCCGAAAGCACCACTGCTAAGGCTGGTCGGGACAAAAGGGGGCCTTTGAGGGCCTCGAAAGTGCCCACAGAGGGCAAAGAAAAGCCACCGGGCAAGGGTGGCTTCGGAACAGCTAAACAACGAGAAATATTATGGACAACGTTATTCAGATTGGCAACACCCAACGGGGGTTCACCCGGATGGACAACAGCATCATGGAGGCTCTGGCTGCAGTTGATCTGCCGGCTCGTGAGTTCCGCGTCGTGATGGCTATCGCCCGCCAGACCATCGGCTACAACGTCGAGAGCAAGCGTCTCTCTGCTGACGAGATCGGCAAGCTGACCAACATGCGCCGCGATGTCGTATCGAAGGCGATCAGTCACCTGCTCGAGCGCCGGATCATCTTCCGTGTTGGTGGTAGCCGCGGTGAGCTGGGTGTTTCTCCTTCTAACGAATGGTCCTTCTACGAAGAGAAGAAAGCGCGTCTCAGTGAGACCAAATCGTCTCACTCAGCACAAATCGTCTCACTCGTCACCGATGCGAGTGAGACCAAAACGGCAACTTCCCTTCTTTATACAAAGAAAGAACCCCTAGTAACTGTTCCTTCGGAACAGATTACTGCCCCCAAAGGGGGCGAGCCCGCCCAGGTCGAGAAAGATTCCGGGGTTTCGTTCGACGGCGAGGACTTCCATGTCAGCTCTGACCTGATCACCAAGTGGGCGAAAGCCTATGCGCCGGTTGACGTCGAGACTGAGATCGTTCGCGCCGCCGCCTGGGCTTCTGGTGCCAAGCCGAAGAAAGACTGGCGCCGCTTCCTGGTTAACTGGATGGCGCGAGCTCACCGCAAGGCAGCCGGTACCGTCAACGAAGCTGGCGTGCCGGTAGACAAGATCATCGACCTGTACCAGCGCGTCTGCCCGAACCTGCCGAAGGTCTCCGTCGCATCCGACAAGACTCTGCGCGGCCTGATCGTTGAGCGTTGGACCGAAGCGGAAACCCATCAGAACAGCCAGTTCTGGAAAACCATCTTCGACAAGGCTAACCGCCTTAGCCAGGTCTACTACCGCGGCGCCAACGTCGCTCCGCGCCTGGAGATCATCTGCTCGCGTGCCGTCTTCCGCCAGCTGGAGGAGCAAGCATGATCGAGCTCCATAGCCTGGAAGCTGAACACGGCGTCATTGGCGCCATGCTGATTCAGCCGCACCTGATCGATGTCATCTCCGAAGGCCTGTCTGCAGACGCCTTTGCCTATCCCGAGAACGCTGACCTGTATCGCCTGATTCTCGCGCTGCACGACGAAGGCAAGCCTGTCGACATCATCACGCTGGCCGACCGCCGCGGAACACTCTCGAACGACCAGATGACTCTGGTCTATGCCGCCGAGATCCAGAAGAACACCCCGAGCGCAGCCAACGCCAAGACCTACGCCGCGATTGTTCGCGACCGTGCCATTGCTCGCCAGATCGCAGACGCCGGCGCCCGCATCACCGAAGTGGCGCATGAGCAGGCCAGCGTCGAGGACAAGATCGCCCAGGCCCAGGCGCTCGCGCTCGGCCTTGATCTCTCCGGCACAGATGGGGAGTGCCAGCTGGTAGGCGACATCCTGGCTGACCACATCGAGATCCTGCAGGCGCGCCACGATCGCAGCGTCGCCGGCGTGACTATCGATGGCTTGTCGACTGGCATCCCCGATCTGGATGGAAGCGTTCAGGGCATGAAGTCAGGCCAGATGATCGTCGTTGCGGGCCGCCCGGCCATGGGCAAGACAACCTTCGCCATGAACATCGCTGCCGAGGTCGCGGTAGAGCAGCGCAAGCCGGTCCTCGTCATCTCCCTAGAGATGAGCAAGGAGCAGCTTATGGATCGCCTGCTTGCTGCAGTCGGCGGCATTCCGCTGCCTGGCCTCAAGGATGGAACCTGCACGCATGAGTACTCGACGGAGCTCGCCGCTGCTGCGCTGAAGCTGCGTGACGCACCGATCACCGTGTCCGATGTGCCCGTGATGACCATGCCGCGCATTCGCGCAATCGCGCGCCGGCAGAAGCACCGCATGGGCGGAATGGCTTTGATCGTCATTGACTACCTGGGCCTGGTTGAAGGCGATGGCGGCAACCGCGTCGAGGACGTAACGGCCATGTCGCGCCAGATCAAGCTACTGGCTCGCGAGATCGGCTGCCCTGTGATGGTTCTGTCGCAGCTCAACCGTGGTTGCGAGTCGCGCCCCGACAAGCGCCCGGTGCTGTCCGATCTGCGCGAATCCGGCGCCATCGAGCAGGACGCTGACATCGTGATGTTCGTGTACCGGGACGAGGTTTATCACCCGAACACGCCTGACGCTGGAATCGGCGAGATCCTGATTCGCAAGAACCGCGACGGGAAGATCGGCACCGTTCGCACGGCCTTCCAAGGCGACAAGTCGCGCTTCGTTCCGCTGGCGAACTACTGCCGGCCGGAAGCCGAAAGCAAGGAGGACTGGTGATGCGCAGCAAGCAGACCATCTTCCGTCACGGCGGCTACGAAATGCGCTCCCATTCTGAGACTCGCTGGGCATCGATCATGGATGCCCTGTCGATCGGCTGGGTGTATGAGCCCGAGGTTTTCACCACTCGCCACGGCTGGTACGTGCCCGACTTTTTCATCCCGGCCGCTGGCGTGTACCTCGAAGTCAAGGGCGCTTCGCCATCCGAGGTCGAGAAAGAAAAGGCGCGCGACGTCGAGCTCAAGACTGGATGTCCGGTGATTTTCGGCTTCGGCGACATGGAGATCCTCGGCGGCGAGCTCTATCACGGAATGGTCAGCTACGAGCCGGAAGGCCACTGCGTTGCATATTCAACCGCAGAGCTAGGCGACATCGTCCGCCAGTACCTCGACAGCCAGACCTATTCCGCTTACCTGCGCGCCGGCCACCGTCGCGAGCGCCCCGCATGTTCTCTGCTTGGTGACGTTCTCGTTGAAGTCATCCATGGCATGCAATCGCGCGAGCAGCTCGAGCGCTACAAGCGCGAAATCCATGCGCCGCTCAATGCCGCGAAGGTTGAGCAGCACAGAGCCAAGAGCCCGGCAGAACACGCCCTCGGCCTATTTGCCCAGCGCGCCGCCGTTTGGCGTGCTCAGGAGAAAGCCGCATGACCGCCCTCCAGCAGCACGCCATCCAGCTCCTGCAGCGCCAGGGCTACCAGATACGAAAAACCACCGCGACCGGCATAGGCCTATCCCGCGGCAATGACCATCGCGTCGTCTGTGCTGACGGAAGCACCCAGCGCGGCGTAGGAGCACGGAAATGAGCAAGTACGACGAAT